AGAGCATAGAACCCAAAACCCGGAATGTATGAGTAATGAACGAAATGGGCACGCTTCTGCTTGCCTTTATTTTCTGGACGCCAGTTACGGCGTATGGCTAGGACGTTACTGGTGCCCTTCTCGATAGTGACGATGTAGGGAAGAGCAATGCCAGTCTCGTTGCCATCCTTGTCCTTATCTTTGAACCTGGGCAAGTCCAAATCGACCTGCATCTCAAGAATTTTATACCGGTCATCCGTGGACGCCCGGAAGCCCATCTTCTCGGCAATCTTCTTCTCAACCTCATCGAAGGTAGAGACCGGGTCCCCAAGCTCCACATCCCGATAGAAGCCCGCTACCTGTAGCTTCTTAAGCTCGTTCTCGGTCTTGCGCATGATGTGGGTAACACGCGGCGAAGACTGCAAATTAGACGCGCCATAGGGGACAACCACGTCCTCGGCGGGCACATACATCGACACCTGCCGACCCAGCCCGGGGTCGTAATACACTTTCTTGAACGCATTACCCGCCAGACCAAGGCCCCACAGCATACGCTCGTGTTCAGGCCGGTACTCCTCCATCCGGTCAGTCAACTGGTAGTTCATGTCGTTCTGGACACGAACCGCAGCCTCCTTCTTCTCGGGAGTTTCCTCTCCAATGATTTGCGTCTTCACCGGCCCCATAGCCGGGAAAGTCTCCATCATGGTCTCGGCCTGAAACTTAACAACGGCTTCCGCCAGCAGGGGATGGTAGACACCACAGGCACCGGGCCACGGCTCCGTGCGGTCCTCGACCTTCAACCCAAGCAACTCCAGACCGTCTACGTAGGTCTGTATCCAGTCCTTGCGGGAGGAGATGTCATCCTCGTAATCCGCCAGCAGGTCGTTGCAGATCGTAGACAGCACCCGCTCGTCCAGCACCTCGGCAAGGTTCTGATTAAACTCGGCGTCGCCCTCGTCACCGGGTTCGAATTCGATCTCCATATCACCCGTATTCAGGGTGACGCTTTCCGGGTCCTCGATCTCGATTTCGATGCCGTCATCAGGGTTCTGGGCGTTGGGGTCCATACCCAACGGGGCTTGATTCAGTGCCTTGTCGATTGTCATTTAGTAAAACCCCTTAGCCCGCTGGCTCTTAAAAAGTCTCGGTTCATCCTGCTCGTCCAGATCAGAACCCACATAACCCCCTTTGCGGAACCGCATCAGGGCCAAAGACACACTGTCGACATAGTCGTCGTGTTCGCCACCGGGAAAACTGGCAACTTCTTCAACCACTTCCTCGGCCCAGTGGGTGTTCGGGCACCATACCCGGCCACTAGCGAACAAGTCACTAACTGCATTTAGCCTACTAATCTTATCATTGCCCTTGCCGGGTGTGAACTCCTGCACGGGGATGCCCATGGCTCTAAGCTCGTAAATGAGCGGAGCACCGGATGCCTTCTTTTCAATAATCACCCCGTCCGGCTTCCATGACTTGTACTGGTCGATGGCAACCTGCTTAAGCTCGGGAAACTCCATGCGCTCACGGAAGGCGTTAAGGAGAATAATGTTAGCTTGCTCCTTGCCCGTGGCATCGGGGTGGTAGAACACCCCCCATGTGGTCAGTGCGGAGTAGTCAGCCCGGTTAGACTTCTCGAAGGCCGTGTCCCACGACATCAGGATAAAGTTACACGACGGGGCCGCTTCCGACTCCCAAATGTTCCACCAGTCCCGCTTGACGATAGCCGAGGACTCCGAGGTCGGGTTCTGCTGGTATTGGGCTTGCCATTTGTTATTTGGTAGTTCCTCTTTCAGAGCCGTAAGCTCTTCCAATGACCAGAACTCGGGCCAGAGAGGGTTACCAGACGGTAACAATGCAGGAAATTCAATAACTTCCCATTCTTCGCCGCCGCGCTGCGCTGCGGCTTTTACGACCTGCCCAACTAAATCCCGCTTACTCCAGCGTGTAGCGACGATTATAATACTCCCCCCGGGCTGAAGACGCTGCCGGGGACCCGAAGTGTACCACTCATACACCTTGTCATAGACCTCAGGCGAGGTCTCCGCGATTGCTGCTTCCTGTTCGGAGTGGGGGTCGTCGATAATTAGCAGGTCTGCGCCCTTACCGGTCACCGCGCCGCCTACACCGATGGCGAAGTAATCGCCACCTTTGCTGGTGTTCCACCGTCCAGCCGCCTTGCTGTCGGCTTGCAGGACCAATTCGGGGAAAATTTTGTGGTATGCGTCGGTATCGACGAGGTTTCTTACTTTACGGCCAAAACCTACGGCCAACTCAGCCGTATGGCTGGTCTGAATGACCTTTTTTCCCGGGTATTTCCCCAAAAACCAAGCCGGTAGGAGATAACTAGCGAATTCGGATTTGGTATGCCGGGGTGGCATATTGATAATCAGGCGCTTGCAGTCACCCCGCGCTACCCGTTCAAAGGCATCTGCCATCTTCATGTGGTGTCGACCACTAATAAACGACGGCCACATCTGGGAAACAAAGGCTAAAAACCGCTGCTGGGCCAGCTTCTTCTTTTTAAGTTCTTCCAGTTTCTCCAGCTCCATAAGGAGCTGCTCCTGCTCAGTAGGCGACAAGGCAGGCAGGATCGCCGGGATATCCCTGAGAGATATGTTGTCTAGCAAACTAGCAGCGGAGGACTTCAAAAGTTGCCCTCCTCTTCCTCGTACTCGTCTTCTTCCGCGTCTTCTTCCTCGTCTTCTTCGGAATACTCAGCTATCCCTAACTCCTCGTCGAGGTTCATGTTTACAGGGGTAATATCCACGATGTCGGCATTGAGTAGTCTTTTTACTCTCTCCTTGATGGCATGCTCGAGGGCCTCGGGGTCCTTGTAGTTTATGGTAATTTCACTGCGTTCGGTAAATAACCCGATATCCGAGTGTTTCCCCAACAGTTCCAATGCCTTAAGCTCAAACTTAGGGTCGCCGCAGTTGGCAATCTCCATGAGTTTGTTGGTTATGGCCGCACGAGCAGCAGCCGCGTCAAGAGCGAGTTGCGCTCCGTAGGTACGCAGGAAAGCCGCAGCAGCAAAGGCCGTATTGGGGTCCTTCAGGTTCTGGACCTTTTTCTTCTCGATAACCTCCTTGAGGAGGGCTTTTTGCTTGGATTCATCCCGCTCGGTCAGGGATAAGTCCGCGCCCAGCGCATGCTGAAGTTCAACTGTATTACCAGCTACGGCTAACTCTTCAAGCAAAGTAGGAGCGACCTCCGGCTTGGTGTCGTAGGGAACCGGGTGCTCGTCGGTGGGTTCGACGGTAATTACTGGCATACTGGGTTGTCTGCGTGCCTTTTGGGGCCTCAGTTAGCGCAGTAGTAGAACGAACAAAAAAATAAGTAAAGGAAGCAGGGGAGGTAAATAAAAAGAAGGGGGTGGGTCTGGAAACTTAGTGCTGGCAAAGTGTGGTATAGAAAACGAAGGGGGTGGGGGGGTCTGTGAAAACGCGTGATTGGTTGTGCAGATTAGAGAGTAGAGGTCATGGTCTACCAATTCTAGTTTTTGGGGGTATAGGGTACGGTAGGGGTCTAACTAGGCCAAAAACCATATTTTCCGCCGTTTCCGCCGTTACATTGTAACGCCTATTGACATTTGGGCCAAAGTGTGGTCTACTTTGGTCACGGTTTGGGGTTTTCCCAACCGATTCAGAAGGAAGTAAACCATGTCAAAGACCAATCTGACTTCCACCGTTTCCGCGCTGGACGATGTCACCAAGGAGCTGATCGCTGCGCGAACATCTTTCGCCGATTGCGCCAGTCGAGAATATGGCGCAAGTGAGCGATACGCTAAGGCCCTAAATGCCAAGTTTGAGGGCGCTTGGTATGACGACACTAACCATGCCGGTTCCGTTGCTGAGTTCAATGCGCTGAAGGCCCTCATGCCTTCGGATATGACAGCCAATGCCAAACGCCAGCGCGTTTTAAATATCCGAAAAAAGGCCAAGGAATTGCGCGAAGGCAAGGCCGACAAGGCGAAGAAGGGCGCAAAGGTTAACGAAGCCCGCAACACGCTGGCATGGCTCACCGAAGAAGCTCCCAAATGGCTCCGCCGTATCAACAAGGACGAAACGGGAAGCGCTAAGGTCGCCAAAGCCTATGAATATATGGCGCGCATCTGCAAAGAGCTCGACCTTGATCCCGTCGCGATTGTTGCGGACAGCAACACTTAACCCGTTACATTGTAACGCCTATTGCCCCGGTTGGAAACAACCGGGGCTTTTTTGTGCCCGGAGTTTAGCCCGCGCACATTGTTATGA